CTCCCACTTCAATGTCATTTGCATTTTCTGTTAGTATTATTCCATCGCCTGCCGTCAGGCTGCGGAATTCAAAATCATTAACTGTACGTTGTTTAAATACGTCACTACCTGCACCTAGGCTGCTGGCAGTAAGACTTTCACCGACGGTGATAACGTCTGCTGCGACACCCATAGTAATCGCACCACTTACATTGAATGTGCGGAATTCTAATTTGCCAACATTATTTTGCTTGTAAACTTCATATGGTCCACCGCCGACATTTAATCCGTCATTAACGCTGCCTGAACCTGTTGCAAATGTTTGCCACACTCCAAGTTGATATCCTTCAAATGCGCCTGTCGTAGTATTATAACGCATGGCACCATTTGTTGTGCTTAATCTCTGCGCGGTTGTTCCTTTTGTAAGTGTTACGCTATCAGTACCTGGTAATACAGGATTAGTCGTGATACTAAGTGTTGGATTATTACCTGTGCCACTACCATTTGCTACTGTTATCTGCCCTGAAGTCCCAGATATGCTGCGGTATAATGCGGTATCACCGCTTCGCACCAAAAATCCATTACCTGTGCTAGCATTAACATCAGTTAGGAATGATCCGAATGTTGAGCCGCCACCCACAACTTCATAATCATCAATAATCGCCCCTGTGTTTATATTATTCTTGAGATAGGTTACGCCATTATCACTGCGGTAAACAAGCTGACCTTCAGATGCACCACTATTGATAAGTCCAGTTTCATCACCAACAAAGAGGGTTGCACCGTCAAGAGTGTAATTGTTAGTAACTGTGGTGTTTACTGTCCCACCGCCTGCGGCTTCACCTTCAGCAATCGCAGCGTTAACTGGATTGGTTGGTAGGCCACCGTTATCATAGCCAGGCTGGTCGATTGTCTCTGGTACTGTGCCGACACTAACTTGCTCTGCTTGTTGGGTAACAGTTTGTGTATACCCAATAATTTCACCGCAGTAGTTATAGACTGGATTTTGCTCTGCAATTGTTGGTTCTGGATCTGTAATACGACGTAAAACACGCAACAGATCGTCATCGCAAATCAACTCAAGTATGTTATTATACGTGTTGCCGTTACTGTCGACTACTGGATATGATCCACAATTGTCATATATGTTTTTAAGCCTCACTGCCGCGCTGACGCAGCCTTGCATGCCTTCGTCTTGTGAATTGAAGCCACAAGCGACACCTTCATGTGTTGGGCGCGTATCTTCTGACAGGTCGCTTCCGCCTTGATCATAGTTTGTTGCTACATTGGTTTCACGAGCAATAATGTCATCAATTGCCGTTTCGATTAATGTGATATCGTTAATGAGTGTTTGTTCAATTGCGCCTAAGTCATCAATATTGTCCCAGACTTTTTTGAGAACGCCACTACTAAAAATACTACCATTAAAACTGCCACCTATTAGGCAGCCGCCAATTTCACCTGGCAAAACTTGTCCAATTGAATCAACAATATCACGACCTGCGCCAAGGAAACTGTCCATTACATTTTCTAAGACATTAGGAATACGAATAGGATTAATTGGTGCAGAACAGAAGTTAATCATGTTTGCGATGTTTGTTACTTCAGCAATAACGTTATTGATACGTCCTAGGACTTCATCAAGTTTGAGATGATCCATAAACTTATCAAAGGCCTGGTCAAGTGAGGCCAGTGCTGCATATAGTGCATCAGATACTGTACCCAATACTGTACCCAATAGCTCTTTGATGTTAAGGCTAACACAAATTTGTATATTAGGTAGCAGTAGCCCGCGCCCAGCTAATAGGCTACAGATGATTTCTTTGAGATTAACATCAATCTCAGCACTCACCATAAATCCAGCAATATTTGCTACACTAGTTGATAGCTGGGCAGACGCACCAATATTATCAGTAAGATAGTCGTTGGCACTTGCTAGGCCGTTTGGAAAGTCTGTAAATGCCATTATGAGTTCCTATAATAATTGTTGATACTATCAACCGTAATTGGACCGCGTGGATCGCGCCAGCCTGGGTTTTGGTTCCATGCTGCACTTCCTACCGGATAAACAACAGAAGATCCACTGCGACTAGCATACGCTGGTGCTGCCTGCATCATACCAAGTGAATTGTCAGGATCATACTTCCAAAAGTCAAGATGCTTACCGTATGTATTCAATTGCTGGGCTGGAGTCTGCTGTGAAATCGCGGTGGTAGTCGTACCAATTGTTTTTGCACTGTCAGGCATAATTTGGAATAGTCCTGTTGCGCCGCTTGGGTTACGGGCTTTTGGATCAAAGTTACTTTCGCCATTTATGATCTTATAAAGTTCAGTTCTATCAAACCCAGGGAAACGTTCCTCTATCAACGCCAACTCGCGCTGCCATTCTGGATCATTTTCAAGTGCAGTAATGCGGGCCTGATCTTGCTCGCTAAATTCTGTTGGATCATACGAGTCTTCTCCGCCTGGATCTTGAAAATCGTCGCGTATATCTTCTTGCGGAGTTGCGTTAGGATCTGGGTAAAGTTCTGATCTAGTTGGATCAGGACCTTCATCTACAATACCTGGTCCGCCGCCACCACCTGCCGCTCCGCCGCAAGCATAAACATCACCGCTTCCGCTAGTAGCCGATGGACTGCAATGAGGTGGACCCTTCGGTCGACAAAGACTGTCAGGCGCGGACCCGGAACCTTTCAAGACCACTTTCTTGTTATTGATCCAAACTGTGCCATCGTTAACACTTGCAGAGAGGGCGCCGCCTCCGTGTGTGTTTCCGTCGCCTTGTACGCTAGCCAGTTTATTGTTTACCCAAACAGTACCCTGGCCCATTACGGTTGTTGTTGCGCCGCATGATCTGGAATCTGAATGTCGATGGACAGGTGTATTCACTGCATTCTCCTACTGGAGTATTTATGACGTGATTAGACCCTGATTTCCGCCTGGATTAAGGTCTAGCCCACTTACCTGTTGGGTGTAGGCAGCTTTGAACTCTTTGCTAGTTGATAATGTAGTGACCACTGTCTGCTTATTGAAAGGGACCTCACCAGGACCTTCGCGCAAATAGCTGCTTGACATGATATATGGTGCTAATGCCATTTGTCCTTCAGATGTTGGTACTGGTACTACAGGTTTACGTAGAACGATTTCGCCCATATTTTCTTCAACATAGTAGCCGATTACTTCTTCGCCTGATACTAGCTTGATTGTGATTACATCATTTGCGTTGTGTTTAGTCTTTAACATTTAAATTCCTGGGTTTCCGCCATACATATTATGGTCTTCATAGTATTTTTCGAGATCGTGAAAATTACCAACAAATTCACCATGTAGGAAAATTTGTGGTACTGTCTTAGCTGCTGGTACAACTTCTAACAGTTGGTCTTTTGTCCAGCCATCACCGATCTTGCGCTCTTCGTATGCTATACCTGATTGTTCAAGTAGCCTTTTTGCCATGTCGCAATACGGGCAGCCGTTTTTGCTCCATATAATTGTGTCTGTCATCTATCATTCCAATTCATATATAAAAACTTCATAGTCTTCAAGTATATTTTGAACAAGTATTTCTACTTGCTCCCAGTCTAGACCGCCAAGGCCACATCCAATTTTTGGCATTGCAATGGTGGTTAACAGGTTATCCCTCATATACTCAGCTATACTTACCAAGCAATATGCGACGGCTGTAAGGTCAGCATACTGCTTTCCATCATAGCCTTTATCTTGTTGCGTGTGTGCATTAACCCAAATTCTGCCCGCGTATTCCACGAATTGACAAGTGCCCAATATATGTTCTGATAGGCTGAGGTATTGCTCACGCACATAGGGATGGTTGCGTTTGATTGCACCAGCCACTCCGCTTCCGAAATGGCCAGTGCAATTTACTCCGTGTGCTATGACTTGTTCTGTTGCTTCAGTCACATCACCTTTTTTGTAGTGAATCATTAGATTTCACACCCGCCATTTGATCCAGAACACGCGATCGCTCCCATAGTATCTATATCAGTATACATTTTCTTTGATAGTCCTGTCAAGAAATCAATTGGCTGCATGTTCTGTTGAATCTTTGTCCACTTGTGTAGTAAGTACACATCCTTAAGACAATACTCTGCTGTCTTTTCATCACCATCAAAGTAATTTTCAGCAAAGTTCTTGAAACGGCGAATCCAATCAGCACCCAGGTCTTTTTGCTCGCCTGCGCGTTGGCTGCCTTCACTTTGAGCCATAAAGGTTGCAGTCCACAAATCACCAAAGCCCTTTGTGCTTTCAACAATTAACCCACTTGCGAACATTGCTGCACGTCCATACTTGTCAACAATCTGACTTTCTGTTAGAACTTCAGTAAATGGCGCCTGGTTGAAATCTTTGTCACCACTAGCTGCTAGGAAGCTAATACCTGCGAAGCTGTCGCGGTTAGTGAACAAGTACTCTTCAACTTCGTCCCACTGATTTGGCGAAACTTGCACTGTGTTAGAAACGTTGTGGCGGACTGTTGGATCAACGCAAAGACTTTCATCTGTGCCATGCTCAACCCAAGACCTCTGAACGAGGCGAACTTTTTCAAGCAACTTAATGCCATATAGTTCACGCTTAAAGAGTGAATCACGTGGTGCAATAACAGGAAAACTAATCTGATAGTCAGTGCCGTTTGTTGACCATACGCTCTCTTCAACCATGTAAGGATTGCTAGCTGCAAATAGTTGTGCAACTTCCGTATCTTTGTTCATCTGTACGTGACGGATGTAACGAGGAGAATGGTCGCCGTGGATGCCCGAACTTGTACCTAGTAGAACGCTTGCGTTACCACTTGGCTTTACGCATGTTGTACGTGCTGCTGGGTTAATGCCAATTAGTTTTGCAACTTGACGGTTTACCTTCTTAACAAGTTCAGCACCTTCTTTAAGTGTTGCTTCATCAAACAACACGTCTGGTGCGTTCATCCAACCTGTAACACTGACGCCAATTAGAGCTTCGCGGTCAAAGATCTTCTTGCTTGTCTTGTCTAGGAAGTTAAAGTCAGTGTAACCAGCTTGTAGCGTACCTAGGATGGCGCCTACGCGACATGCCTTAAGGAATTCTTCCTTAGTTGTGCACTTGCTGCCGTTGATTTCGCTGAGGTTACAGCCTTGCCAACCTGACGTTTTCTTCTTGCCTTCAATTAGAACAGGATACTTGCCAATTTCAACACACGGGTTGTAAGTATGCTCTGTGCTTTCTGAAAATACAAAGCCAGGCTCACCAAATTGGCGAATGCTCTTCATAATTTCTGCAAACTGCTCACGACTAGCATCTTTACGCACAATCACTGCTGAGTTATTTGAGCGTCCACGCTGTGGATTTTCTTCGTACCAATTACCTGTTTTTGCTTCAATCATTTCCTTATCAAAAGGGCTGAATAGACAAATAGTAGCTGAACGGCGAACACCGCCAGCCAGAACAGCATCGGCGGCGTGCATACAAATATCATATACTTCAATTGGCTTGAGTGTGTCACGTCCTGCTAGAACTGCTCCTTGTAGTAGGTGCTCAATTTTATCTAGTGATTTACGAAGTGGCTCTGGTCCAGGCGCTTTAAATCCGCCTGAAATCATTGCGCCTTTTGGGCGTACCTTGTTGAGGTCAAAATATACGCGTCGTCCTTCGTACTCTGGAGTTTTACCACCATTGACGAAAAAACTAGACATAAGAACGTCTAGTGCTGTCGCCCAGCCTTCAATGCTATCTTCTACTTCGTGGATCTTGGCTTGGCCCTTGCGCTGCGCCACTTTTGGCAATTTTGCAACGTGATGTTTCTGAACTGAGAACCCGGCGCCTGCACCACACAGGAGAACATAAAATAGTTCACCAAAGAAGGCTGGACGGTCTGCGTATGAACTTGTACAGTTATACATACGCATTTGGTGCTTGAGAATTTGATCTCCACCAAATTGTAGAGCTCGTTGTGCACCTAGTACATACTTGAGTTTGTAAAGTGCTTCTGCTTCATCAACGAGTAATGACAGATCTTCTGTCATTTTTTCACCGTAAAATTTACGGTGCATGTTCATCACACGGGACACACTTTCTTCCCATGTCTCATACCTACCAAGTTCGTCGCTCCAGCGGCTATAGCCTTCGTAAAATTTGGCCTCCCCCATAAGGGCACGGGTATCGATATCTTTCTTCATTGCTAGTTCTCCTATTATTGATTATGCAATAGGTACGATCGAATCGGAAACGATTCTCGTACTTCTAGATATTCAACACTGTGGAGATCCACAACTTGGGTATGTAATGTATTCAGTGCGTAACGACCACCATAGGTGGCAATCATATATTCGTCGTTATTGACATGATCACGAACGCGGGCTAATGTGGCGTTTACATCTTTATCAAGATAATGTATGTTATACGCCATTGCTAGGCCTCTGCTATACTTACAGCATTCACCTTGATCGAGTATTTCCCACACGGTTGGCCAAGATTCAGGATTGAAGGGGTCCATAGCTACGCTTACAAGTGGGGCTTGTTCCCACCACGTGCTGATATTTTGTAAGCAAACCAAAAGTATGCTATTATCGGACTCAGTTCCATTTGACTTGAATAGGTCGTAATGGGACTGAAGCTCAATCCTAAATTCTCTCCAACTTGCAAGACGTTCATCGGGTGAACGCAACCACAAATTTCGTAACTGACTAATGTTCAGTTGTTCCAAAGTGTTGACTATTTGTTGTTTTTACACAACGTATAGTGCGCCATTGTACATGAAGTACACATGTTGCGTCTATCCCGCCGTAAATTTATTTATCGAGTTCATAAAATTCACCCACTCGATGGGCCCATTTTTTACTATACTCGTCAAACTCAGACTTGCTAAGTTCAAATAATTGAAACTGGCAATCTCTGCTGCACATAAAGATAGCAACAGTTTCGATTTCAGTCTCAAATAATGCATTGTGTGCGTTGCCATAGGCTGCACCTTGCATGAAGTAATCTTCGATCCATTCACGCTTTTTAGGTCGGTTTGTTTGCTTAAAGTCCATTATGGCTTGCTTGCCTTTCCAAACACCTACTAGGTCTGTTGTACCTGCATAGAGTCCTGGATAGTAGAGCCCAACTTCTGTACCCCAAGTTTCATCCAAATCATCTTTAATATTTTCAATCACAGTGTCTGCCATTTTGGCTGCTACACGATGTATCATGTTGTCTTTGGCGTCAAAATTGTCGTTAATCAACCAATTTTCCAAATAGCCATGCATCAATGTGCCTACGTTGGCAGCTTCGTTTGTGATTTGTTGTGCTTGTTCTGCCCCAACTCTATTGCGCCATTCCTGAAGGGCCTTTTTAGCTTCTTCAGGTTTAGTTGCACTCAAAATTGTTGTTACAGATGGAAGAAAGCCACTCTCAGTATCGTAGAGTCGCTTCCCTTCAACGCGCTTGCGTTTAATATCTTTGTAAGGAAACTTTTCAATTATCATAGTATCATTATATACTTAAATCATTAAAAAGTCTACTAAATTATTGAATATCTTGGATAAATTTTTTGAAATAGCCCAGACATGCATCTGCTACTTGACGTGGATCAAGAATACCTTCATCCATCATAGTCATCAATGCATTTGTGGCATCACGTGCTTCTGTTACTTGCTGTTCTTGTACGCCTGCAAGTTGACGCATTCTATCAATATCCATTATATCAATTATATGACGCAGTGTTGCCGCCACGTTCTAGTATATCAGCTTTTTCTCTGAGGGTTGACACAATGAGTTCAAGTGCTTCCTCCATCCGCTGTTCACTTTCAGTGTTTGTAGCCCAGTGCTCGTAATCTTGTATTCCGTCACTGATCATTTTAAGTGCATCTAATAATTTGTCTTCGACTTCTTCATAATATGCTGGATCTGCTTCTGTTACTTGCTGTTCTTGTACGCCTGCAAGTTGACGCATTCTATTAATATCCATTACCAATATACTTCCCATAAAAATGTTGTTTGTGCTGAGGCTGTATTTTGCTTTGCTAGAATACTGTAGCCTGAATCTTGGAAGTGTTGAATAACTTGTGTAAATTCAAATGACTTCTTTCGATCTTCAATTTGTCCGCTCCACATGTTGTAGTAGCTAACACTGTCTGGTGTTGTAGCAGTTACAGTGCCTGCTGTCAAGCCTAAGTCTGCATTGGCTGTGCCTGTGCCAGCACCAATTTCAAGTGTCCATGCACTTTGTGGTGGAATGTAAGTTAGCACTAGCTGATCTGCATCGTTCTTGCTTGCTGTAAGTCCTGTTATTGCTGCATTGTTAATGTCTGCAATTGCTTGATCAAGTCCTGTTCCAGCACCAGCGTCAACACCAAGTGCAATAGCTTGTCCAGCTAGTTGAACTTGATCTGCGGCTGTGAATGTTGGGTTAGCAACTGAGCCTGTCACTGTAATAGTTGGTGTGCTCTCTGTCATTGTGGTGCCATCAGAAACTTGTGTGTTGAGATCACCTGCCAATGCTGCGGCTAATACTGCTCTGTTAATAGTATCAATTTCGTTATAGATCACTGCGTCAGTTGTTGATACTGTACGCGCTTGTGTTGCTGTTAAATCGTGTGCCATGCCTTATCCCTTTTTATCCTTGTCCCAGCGCCAAGGTTGTCCTTTACGGCGTTCAAGTTCTGCTGCGGCGTGCTCGCGTTGCTTGCCCAAACCAGAATTTTTTATTGCCATCACTTGAGCATCACCCATGTCTTTAAATTGTTCTGCTGGATCATATGGTTTTTCTTGCTCATATATTCCTGCCAATGTGCGCATACGGTTGACGCTTTGCTGTACGCTTTCATAGTAACCATCTTCATCGTCATCGTTATAACCCAGGTTACCATGCATACGATCGTAATCATCATCGCCCATTGCGCGGCGCATGTCGTGTTCTTCTTCATCACTGTCCGCATAGTCGTTAAACTCAACGTCGCTGCTTTGAAAGACTGCTTTACCAAAATTGTAAAGGTCAACCACTACAAACATTTTGTCTTGGCCAAAAGATGATATTTCGCCAGTTTCGCCACTGTGGTTGACATCACCCGTAATAATTACAGGGTCACCTACGTTTAGTTGTTCAGCATCTTCATTCATATCTTCACCAATGTCTTTAGTGGCTTGATTAGTTGCCATGTTGTCTACACGATCCTGCTCAATATCCTGTGCCTCATCGCCAACCATTGCATCTGCATCGCTTGTAGCAATCGTAATTTTGTCAGTAGTTGCTACTGATACAATTTCCAGTTCGCCCAACACGTCCATTAGACTTTGTTCGTCAACTGCATAACCTTGTGATTCAAGATCATTTAAAAGATTTTGGGTGTCAATTTCATCAACACCCTCTGCGCTCACCGCTGTTAAGAGAGTAATCACCTCAGAACGGAGATCCTCATTGTAATCACTCTCAATAAAGTGGCGAGCTCGCATTACATTTCTGCTTTCATCTCACGACCAGTTGGATCTTCTCCGCCAACTGTAGCGTCATCACCAGCAAATTCATCATCGCCCATGTCTAGGTCAACTTCGCCGCCGTCCATATCCATGTCCATTTCACCGTCGCCCATTTCACCGTCCATGTCAAAGTTGTCCATGTCAGTAGCAGGTGCTAGGCCTTGTGCTGCGCTAATTGCGCTATCGTATTCAGTCTTTGCGCCTTTAAGTGACTCAACTAGACCAGCAAGTGCTGCGTCAGCTTGTGTAGCAAATGCGTCTGCTTCAGCTTGGCCAACTTCGCTTTTCATTGCGTCAACGATTGGAAGCAAGTCCTGGACTTGCATCTTAGCTGCATCTTCAATCATGCCTTGGATTTTGTCACTTAGTTCTTTAGCTGCAAGAATAACCTTTGCCTCTTCCATGCTGTCGTCATCAAGACCTTCAGCTAGGTTGAACGCTGTGAGTTCAGTTTGTACATTTGCCTGCATCCAAAGCTCTAGGCTTTCTGCAATCATTGCAAACTTGATACGCTTGTTTGTATCCGTATTTTCTTCAACCTTTAGACGAGCTTTAGTTGCCATGCGCTCTGCGCGGTCTGCTGTCATTTTATCTAGGTTAATATCATAATCGTAATTTTCTGCTAACGCCCTCTGAAGCTTATTGAGCTTTGTTGCGTTATGTGCTGTAAATTCTCTTAAAATCATGTCAGATCTCCGTATTGTTCTGTATAGTATTTATGCGAAACCCTATTTTACAAGGCCTTCAAAATTTTCATCTTTGCAGCACTCAACTTCGATCTGCTGTTGCTATATTTTGCTGATGTTACATCAAATTGAACTGAACTCTCGTCCAGCCGCCGTAGTCGTTGTTTGTAGCCATATGTTTCCATCATCGCACCAACATACTCTTGGTCCAAATCAAGGACTCGTTGTAGCTTGTTATCGTCTCGAGTGTATAGCATATGCTTTACTATACCCATTGCGCTTTCAAACAATCCTAGGTCATCATAAACAACCATTCCAGTTTTGTTATCAATAACACTGTAAAATGTCTTAGTAAGACCTTCTTGTACTGTCTTTTTCTCTGTGCGTATGTCATAACGTGAAATACTCACACCAGTTTCTGTGCGAGTTGTATTCACTGCCGTTGCAAGATTAGGATTGCGCTGTCCTTCAGTAACAACATCATAGGCAGCGCCGTTTGTTGCTTCTTGTAGTTTGGCCAATACATCATGCATGGCTCCAACTTCATCCCCACCTGCTCCGGTTGATCCAGTCTTCTTATAGCTGCCGGACTCTACTTGTCCTAGCTTGCCAAGAATATCGGCCATTGCGTTAGTTTGTTGCTGGTCTGTCATTAATCTCTTCCTCTTGATTAAATATTTTGTTAAGTGCGTCAAGTGCTGCTATAATATCTTCATCACCAAGGCAAGCTTGGCATGGACCCTCCACCACATCACTACCTATAAAACGGCAGTGGCACAGTGGACATGTTTGATCAACTGGTATCATTAGATTCCCTTGTTACAGTTTGGTGTATAGTAAATGCCTTTGTCAACGTCCATAAAACGTTCAAGCACTCCTCTACTAGTTAGCACTTTTGCCAACTCACGTTGTTGCTCGTTGAGGTCGCTCTTGTAAGTCAAGTCGTTCATTGATTCAATGAACTCTTCTTCTCGCTTAGAGATAAAGGTAGGGATGCCACCTTTTATAACAAATGCTCGCATTATGCAATTCCAGCTCTGCGTTTTAGCCATTCAGTCATTTCAACGACGTTAACTGTTTCTTCAACTTGCTCTTCCGTGCTTTCCATCATATCCATAATGCCTGCTGCCTGTAGTGCATACTCAACATCATCCTTACGCACACTGCGCAGTTCTGGTTCATTAAGCATATCCATAATATCTGCAATAGTTACTGAATCTGGATATGACTGGTTAATACGATGTGCTACCAACTGTAGGCCGTGCAGATCTTCTTCTTCACTTGCTGCGGTTTCAAGGGCACGACGAACTTCGTCTGAGTTAAACTCTTCGCTAGGATCAGAACCATATCCACCACGTGATGGATTGTAATCTGGTGCGCCAGCTTCTTCAATGCCAAAAGCTAGTAGATCGTCAACTGTATCTTCGTCTGCAATTGCATACATGTCGTCAATAATGTCGTCGCTATTACGATGTCCCATACCTGCCATTGTTGCTTGATATTCTTGTGCTAGCTGTTGTAGATCAAAATCATCATTGCCGCCACGTGATGGATTGTAATCTGGTGCGCCTTCTTCAACTGTATTTGATATGCCGCGCCTTGTCATTTCTTTTTCAAGTTCGCTGCGAATAAATTCTAATTTACGACGACTGACAATTCCACCGCGTTTGCCTTGTGTTACATACAGATCAAAATCTTTTGACAGTTGATCATCTGTCTTGCGATAAATTGCATCAATTATATTTTGCTTGGTCATCATTTGCTGATCAACAAAATCCATAACGCCAGATTCCATTGTATCTGCCTTTGCAGCCTTATCCCATGCGCGTTGCTTTTCTGATGATAACGGCTCATCTGATTTCCATGGATCCTTTGGCTTCTTCTTACGCTTTTCAGCTTGTTTTTTCATGTTAGCAGCATAGCCACTCAAGTCACCTGGACGACCTTCTTCAACTCCACGACGCTTCATGTAGTCTGTTTTTGCTGTTGGCTTTGGAGCAGGCTTCGGCTTTTTCTTACCACTAATTTGATCCTCTGAATCTTTACGGCGCTTCATGTAGTCAGACTCTTCAATTGGCTCTTCATAATATGGTTCGATTCGGGCATCAACATAACCTTGCAGGAGACCGCCACGACTAGTTCCAGCTTTCATGCCCATTAAAGATTTTGCAATAACTTCTTCCGCATGTTGTTTTTTATGTGGCTCTTCGACAGCAAGGCGCTTTTCATTTCCATAACGGTCAATCCCAATGATTGCCCATCCATCTGGCGTGGAATCGTCTGACTCTTCAATTGGCTCGTCATCCTGCATCACTGCATTAGGATCATTTGGTGTTTCATCATCAATGTTTGTTGTGCTTACGCCATTTTGAACACCACCTGAATAATTGCTAGTTGATTGTGTTGTAGTGTTTTGTTTCTTAGCTTGCGGCGCGGCGGCTGTCCTTGCTGCTGGACGTGTGCTTGCTGCTGAAGTTGCGCTGCCGCCCATGCTGTATTCCATTTGTGGCAACGGTCCTAAGATATCTTGTACCTTTTCTTTGTCGCCATTACTGTAGGCGTCATCAAGTGCTAGTAAATCACTAAGGCTAAGTTTGCTAACAAGTTCCATTATTTCATCGTCATCCAACTCTTCACGGAACATATCGTTAATCATTTTCTGGATGACGTCATTAATTGTGCCGCCAAGTTCTTTCATATCTTCAAATAATTTCATTATCTGCCACCTGCTGGTTCAGCGCCTTTTTTCCATCCAGGGCTACCTGGAGGATTCTTTCTTGCAGTATAACCAGTCATGTCATGACCTTTGTCCTTCATTTTCTGTCTTGCAACGCCAATACCCTTGCCACGTTTCTCCGAACGCGCTTCAAGATTTGCAATAACTGCTCGCAATTCATCTTCTGCTGGTTGTGCGTATTTCTGGAATGGTTCCTGCCACTTAGTAGCGGCGATGTCCGCTAACGCGTTATTTAGGATTTCGATCTGCCTATTTATAACACCATATTCTGATGATGCGGTATCATTATATCCTTCAGGTGAAACTTCGTCAAGTGTACTCTCGTTGACGATGCCACTCAATGTTTTAAGTCGGTTAATGTCTGTCATTTGTTTAATGCCTTTACCATTTTGCTTGCCGGGTTTGTACGCTTAGTGCGCTGCGCCTTACGTGTCATACGGCTACCCTTTTGTGCTTTTGTCCTGCGCAGTGTGAAGCGTTTCTTCATATCAACTGGCTTGCTGCATTGACTAGGATTGGATACAACCCTGCCTTTGCGTTTACCAAATGTGCAACGATACTTACGGGCAACTTTGCCACCCTTCTTAGCCCAAACCATTTTCGTCTCGACTAAGGTATCGTTTTCATTTATGATGTCGTTCATCTTCATGGGCAATCCCTTTCAGGTATTTATACGAAAACAACGCCGACTAGTTAGACGGCACTGTGATTCAGTGCTGTGAATTTTAAATGAAAGCGACTAATAACACAACAATCGTGCTCAAAAGTCCACCAATTACTGTTGCGGCGGCTCCTACGAATAGTTTGTGCGTTCCTTGGGTATTTAGGGCATTTTCTTCACGGATTTGATTCATGTTATCAGCATGTTCCTTACGAAATTCTGCGACTTCGCGAAGTAGTGTATCAAAACGCTCGTCAAGAGTTTCAACCTTTTCACTTAAAATCGTATAACGTTGACGACTCATGTCAACGTGGACTTCAAGATTTGTCTTTTCTAATTCGCTGTTGAATGAATCAGCCATATCTTACCTTTTCCCCTACAATGATATTTATCGGGTACTGGGTAAGATATATGCTGCCAGTTAACTCATCACAAAATATGTATTAACGTTGTCACGTGTGTCAAAGATGTTGACAGGAAATTCTACAGTATTGTTTAAATCACTTGTAATTGCCACGCCATGTACGTCACTTTCAAGAAATGCCAATTCATTTTTACCATCACTCCATATCATGTTAGTCTCAATTTGAAATTTTATCATCCAAACGGTGGCACGAGTAACATCAAAAAAGTTACCCATTCTTCCTGTTATATCAGCATCAAACAATATACTGACTTGGGGATCAAATATTTGTGTGCGCAATCCACATGTTTGCAGCAAAACGTTGAGATTTTGCTGTTGATGGTATTCTTTAGTGTTGCTTTCGCTTACTCTCTGTACACCTGTATCTGTAATGTCAACTAATGTAAAGGCCGTAATTCTCTGGGTCATACAAGACTCTTACCTAAACGATAGCCACCAGCAAAGCCTGCTGCACCGGCTGCTGCCGCCGCTGCGGCTGTTTTGGCCACACTTGCCTTCTCTGGATTAGATGCAGAATTATCAACTAGGTTCTTGCTCTTACCAAGTGCTTTTATCATCTGGAACATTTCACTCCGACGTGCATTCATCTGATAGAACATGTGCATACGTGTTAGCACTGTACGCTTTTGGCCAGTTTGTAATGTAGGCCAGCTTTGTGCTAGACGGCGAATAGAACGATAGTTGGAGTTGTCAATGTAAAGTGCGCTTTCCATTCGTTGTAGCGTCTGCATTGTCAATGCTTTAGTCATATTATTTCTGGATGCAGATCGCAAGTAACGTACAACCTGAGGCACGTCAAGTTGAACACGCTCAAGTAGGGCGCCGTCTGCTTCACTGCTAAGTAGGTCAACACGATTTTCTGTAATCACATGCAAATTGAGATAAAGGTCAGTGCCCATTTGGCGATACTGTTGGAATCTGTTAAACGTTACGGTTCTTGCTGCATATTCTTGAGCTGCTGGATTAAACTCAAATTCATTGAACATAATCCAGACACCAATCATGTCCATAAAGGCATGGTCGCAAACAACACGGGCAGTAGTTCCCCTGAACGCAGATTTACTACGATATTGAGTGCTTTCATTTAATTCTGAAATGAGTTTAAGATCCATTTTATTCGCCTTCCATTATAAGGGGTCCGCCTGGCAGATCCAATACTTCCATGTTAAAGCTTGGTGGTGTCATGAGCATATTTGGCGGTGGTGCGCCTATCCCATCAAATAATGCTAGGCGTCGGGAGATATTATCCATACGGCTTTCTAGTCGTATTACTGAACGCTCAAGATCACGTCCTTCATTGATGACCATATTCTCAATCTCACGGTTCTTATCGCTTACTAAATCTTCAAGATCATCAAAATCATCGTCAAACTCTTCATCCTGCTCCTCAAGATCTACCACAATAGCTTCTAATTTATCAATCCGTGCTAAAAGCTTTGTCTCTTCTTGAATTGACGAGCCATATGATACCACCAATGCGATACCACCACTTGCTAGTGGTATTAAAATTGCTGCTATGTTGTTACGTATCCACGTTCCGAATCCTGTCATTGTTTTATCCAATTGTCCATTTGTGACGCGGTACAAGTTTAACCTTGTCACGGGCTGCTACATAGCCCTCGCCGCCACGTTCATTACCTATGCTTGATTTGACATCTACATCTGCATCGTCAAAATGATCTATCACTTGATTCTTTAGTGCTTGTATTTTGAGCACTAGATCGAACAATACACTGTACTGTGCAAACTCAGGTGAGTTCATAATTTTTGCTTGTTTGTTTGCGCTTACCTTACTCTTAGTAAGCCACGCTTTGAAACCAGACTGTAATTCATCCCAACGCTTGTCTCTGCTCATCTGATTTACATATGTGTATATGATGTTTCTGATGTCGCTAAGTCCTGGCTGAGGCTCTACTAGCTTGTCAATCAATGCTGCATTCTTATTAACTTCTGCACGAAGTTGGTCTATTCCCTTAACGTCAGTTTTAGGAGGTTGCTGCATAAGAACAGGCGGCATAATAAACAGGCTACCTTCACGTAACATGCTAGGATTGGCTTGCTCTTTTGTACCATCTAATTCAGTAAACGTGTGAATAACAACGCCCACATCACTGCGGGAAATCCGCTGACCAATTGCGCTCTTTTGCTTTACTGCATATGTAACCTTGTTAGGTGTGAATACATAGTGTCCGCCTTCAAGAGGTGGTGTCCCGCTGTAAAGTAAATCGCCATGAAAAAATCCACGCACATTGTCAGGAGTTGCACTCTCAAATGCTGGCCAAATCTGTGCCATTTTAGATGCAAACTCACGACGAGTGTCATCAACTTCTCTGCTGCCACGGTTAAGGAACATAGCTTCCAAGTCTTTAGCAGTCTTTACTTTACCGTCATAGCCTTTGGCATTAAAGCCTGCAATGTCTGTTAAGATAAAGTCGCCTGCTGCATCACGACCAAAAATAACGGCTGGTGTGCCGTCCCATTTGACGCTAACATCTCCAACATCACTACCAAAGCGGTCTAGAATAGAGAGTGCTTTCATTGCACCCTCGCTACCATCCACAAAAACGAGATCCTCCAAATGCTGGAGGTTACGTCCTACTGGTGCTTCAGTTAGGAGAGTTTGGAGTCTCATTCCAGTTCCTTCCAGTGTGGCTCTGCACGCAAGCGTGCTAATAATTCTTCACCTTGCTTATCACCTAGTGCAGCCATAATTGATTCCATGCTGCCTAGGTCTTTGGCACTTGCACCTCTACCTAGCAGAGTTTGGGCTATCTTGTCAATATCATCTGTTGCAAACTCGCCCTTTTTACCTTCTTCGTTGCGGTGAAACAATCCTTGGTATGGGCTCCATAGCATGTTATGCTCTTTTGCAAGTGCAGCCATTGCAATGTGCTTGTTAACACCTTTGAACTTGCTGCCTTGTGGAATGTCATGTGTATGGAAACGTGATGCAATCTCTGCTTTAGGTACAACCATAATATCAACCTGGTGTGCTTCGCCTGCTACTTCAACACGAACATGGACGCTAACGCCGCTCTGCCCTGTTTGGAAGCCAGCTTGATCAAAAAGTGCACGTAGGCCCTTCTTAATTGCTACAGGTTTGTCTGTGCCAGTTGCCTGCGCAACTTGGTCTTGATCAACAATCATGTCAAGATCACCACTAACTTTGCCTGGTTGCGGTGATGCTCCACTGCCAATAGGAATAGCCTTAGTACCAGCTTTACTGAGTACACTATTGATAGCTTTCATAATTGCTGGAATTTTCTTGTGATCAAAAGGAACAGTGTCATCAAAGACGTTGCCGCCCTCGAGAATGCCTTTTAAATTAATTGGCTTCTTGAGTGCAATACCCTTTGATCTTATTCCACGGCGGTTACGCCAGTTGCGGCGGTTAGTTCCCCCGCTTAGAATGTCCTCGACTCTCATTGACTCTCCTAATTCCTCGTTCAAATTTCTTAGGATCCTGAGTACGAATAGCATTCAACAAACGTTTTGTTAGGTCATTTGCAGTATCTTCATCGTATGTCTCACTAATAAGATTCAGGAGATTTTCTGTGCCAGCAATAATGTGTGCTGCCTTGCTCTCAATAAAGTGTTCTTTATCTTTGTGGATATCAATACGACTGATTTCCTCTAGAATACTACGAGTGCGCCTTTTCACCATGATTGGATCCTCTTCTAGTAGTATTTATACGTTACTCACTTCGTTTGAGTATTGCCTTCAGTTTGTCGCCGTTGTTGATAGCTCGTTCTGTTTTGTTTACATTATCGCTTTGCGAATTTTTACTCAACTTATCATACAATCCATTTGATGTGTGCGTCTCAGCATCATCTTCATCTTCTTCCAAGTCTCGTATCCTGAGACTGTCAACGTTGAAATGTAAGTCTACCTTTTGTCCAACACCACTACTTGAGCGTGTCTTCATAAACTGAATTTGTACACGGCCGCGTTCTCGCATTGCACGGCTACTAAAGATACCAATCACATTGTCTGCTGTTTGAATCTTACTCAAGCCACCTGCAATGTGACTGTGATCAAATTCAACTTCATCAACTGCGCCACGGTTTAGCTGTGATGCTGTTGCAAATAGATAGTCGCCTTCCATTGCAAAGTTGCGTAGTTCTTCGCTAACGTGCTTGTCCTTCTGGCTGATGTTGTCGCTACTAATTTTAACCTTAGCAGGATTCATCAAGTCTAAGTAGTCAAGTAGGACACCGTCAACCTTAATGTCGTTTTGAATCTGATATTCTTTGATGTATGCTTTGAGGTCGTTAACATTGATACCGTTAGGCAACTGCACAATCTGCAAGCTGCCTGACTTCTTGCCCTTCATTGCAATTTTAAGTGCAACATCGTCTTTGTTCTTGAAAATTTCCTTGGTACTGTATCCTGTTAGCATACTATCAAGACGTGTGCCGCAAAGATCTTCACTAAGTTCCAGGCTAACGTAGATAACGTTGAAGCCTTTCTCTACCCAGTTAAGCGCCAAGTTCTGTAGGAATAGACTCTTACCAGCGCCTGAACCACCTGCAAAAATATTGAGTTCGCCCCGGTTGAAGCCCCCATACAACGGATAGTCTACCGTCGTCCAACCGGTGCTTGTCCCGCCCTTCTTCTCCATAATACGCTGGAGTCTTCCGGCTGGATCTTCCCAATAGTTTGTTCCCAACTCTTTGGCAAGCCCAATCTGGACGGCATTCTTAATCAACTCTTCAACAGCCCCGTACTCTTTACGTTCTAATTTGTCAGTTGATTGTAGAATAGCAATTTCAAGTGCCTTGTATCGACAAAACTTTTCAAAATCGTCAAGGAACCATTTGCGGTGGTCCTCACCAGCTTTACCGAGATCTTGTAATTCTAATCCTGTTTTAGCTTGTATCTGTTTACGCTCTGGCACCATGCCATACTCGTCAACATACTCCCGCACAAACTTAACGCTGTCGCGCACTGCCCTATCAAAATAGTTTTCATCCAGGATACTGTTACATCTAATAAACAGTTCATGGTCACTCACTAGAAATTCTAGGAAAAGCTTTTGTAATTCTGTGTTATATTCTTCAGCCACTTATGTGTTGTCCTTTAAATATTTTTTTGCTAGGACCCGAATCTTTGTTGGGTTATTTGTTGCTGCTTCAAGAACAGATCGCAGTACAAATATGCGACCTAACGCGCAACTTGCACTATTTGCATCTTTATATAATTCCATCCACTCAGGAAAACTAACAGACCAGCCATGTTTAATAGCTGGATCAATTAATTCATTACCAGCTTTATCTGCATCAGGCAATAATATTGTCCGGCGCTTCAATTGGTTGATCAAACTGGCTTGCTCATCGCTTATACTGTTACTACCCAAGCTAACACCATCCATACTTATAGCGTCAAAATCGCCTTCTGTAACGACGACAAAGTTCCTGTCAGGTTTTTGTCCACCAAGATTGAATACAAAATGTGGCGGCTTTGTATTGAGATATTTTGGTGTTGAGCATGTTGGAGGTACACCAATATATCGTGCTGTGTATCCTACCAGCTTATCATCGTAACGGTAAGGCAATATAATACGCTTGCGGTATTTGAAGTCGCTAGCAGTGTATGCCCAATCAGTCCAATGCAACAATTGCCTGTCACTCAGCATCACTATAGCTTCTTCAAAGTTATTGTTCATTTGGTCTGGTGTAATATTATTTAATAGCTGGCTATCATCAGGCAATTCTATCTCTGGCCAGACTGGATGAAATTCTGGTTTGGGCTCGGGCATCGGGTTCAAGAGCTGTGTAGTCTCTTGTTCACGCATAAGCTGAATATTAATACGTTGTAGATCACTTGATTGAATACCAAACCCATCAAGTAACATTCTCGCGCCGCCACTCAGTAACGATCCCTTTGTCCATCCAGTTGCAAATTTACAATTGAAGCAATGGTAAACCCATTCATCGTTATCGAAATGGAAGCCGCCCCTGCTTTTGATATCAGGACGCTCTTCACCCGCACGAACGCAAACAGGGCAGTTACCTGCCACCCATCCGCCGCTTGACGGACGCCACCCGGACGCGAGTCCGCGCATATAATCAACAAAGAAATGCATTGTAATCAGTATATTACATCTTGTAGTGAATGTCTATCAAATGTTTAGGGAAACTGTAGTAGAATCAAGCACTTCAAGTACAAAGCGTGGTAAGCTTCTTGTTGTCTGTGCTAGTAAAGTTCGTCCACGGTCATCTGTATATTCAATTGAAAGGCTATAGAGACCTTCCTCAAATGCGCCAGTAGCTACACTATTCATTACCAAAGTTGCTGCACCATCTACTATAGGGTCAGCTACCATTGGTCCAGACCAAACTTCAGTATTTTCTGTATTGAAGATACGGGCTGTAATAGTACGACCTATTGTAAAATAAGGACGGTGTGTATGCCTGCGGAATGCAAAATAAAGAATAGCATCCCAACCCTTTGAAATCTGAATAGGGTCTGGGTTGTCGCTGTTTACCCGATATGTGCCTGCTCGGCGATCATTAACGGGACTCGCAATATATGGTGTATGATAAGCATAAACTGTCATGCCACTATTTATCCAAATTACCGAAATGCCTTGAGTATAAATAAACGCATGACGGTAAATAATCAACTAGAAGAACTATTGGAAGAATATCCATTTCTCACTGTAGCAATCTACGGTAGGAATGAATATCTAGGTATTATACAAAATCAGGATGGCAATTTGATTTCAATGTATGTATTTGACGAGATCAAAGATTCAGACTTGCGACGTTTGTTCTTAGAGTATGGAGCAGAATGGTGGTGGGAAACAAACCGCTTAATTCCAATCAATATTATATTAGGACAACGGTTCAAGCCATTTCGTGAATCACTACGAACATTTAATATCAAGGACTTTGAAATCAAATATGGTCCTAGTGTGTGTCTTAAAGACATCATGCAGAAACGTGTAAAGCGAAAAAATGTTCAGATGATTAGAAAAGTAGACTAGCTACTCATTTGTTCTGTAATCAAGTTCATATGTAATTTAACAGCTTGGGCATATCCGAGTGCGTGGCTCTTTTTAAACGCATACCCTTCATCTACCTTTGTCCAGACGTGTCTGTTAACATGGTCCCAGCTCTTTCCAACCAAGTGACGCTTTGCTGGGCGAATCATTGCTAGCACTGCGGCAAGTTGCAACAAGTTCTTTGGTTTCATCTTTTTACAAATGTCATGGTGCCCGCGCATATGGAAAAGCATATCGCAGAATTCTTCCTCTTCCATTAACTCCCAAATAGGTTCACGATCAAGCAATTGCTTTAAGTGCTCTTCGTTACGAACGCCTTTATATATAGAAACATTGAGCACGTCAATCTTAAAATAGCCCATTGCCTCAGCATCGTCATAGTCAATGCTGCACCGCCCTGTAAAAGGGTTGACTGGTGTACGATGGAAGTAAACACCAGTGTTGTGTTTTACATCACCATTATTGGCAACGATGTGTGGAAATAGTTTAAGTACCGCGTCCCTGTTTGGAACGTCAATATCAATATCAGTTACTGTTTTCATTAACAGGCTCCCACATCTTTGCAAACTTGAGCACGTTCGGTCGCTCATCGTCGTCCATTGGCAATACCACAGCACAACTCTTCTCAGCATTGAGGGTTGTGTTCTCATGTCCAAGCCAGCAGGGCAGTTCGCTAATCTTAGCAAACTCTTTGCGATTAACTCGCAACACGACCTTCTTGAAGCTGTTCTCAAGCCAATCTTGGTATACATCAAATTCATCAGTGCATAGTTTATCAATGTCTGCAAAATACATGTGAGCATTGATCACACTGTGAGCCACTAGAGTAGGCACCATGAAATCTGGCACCCCGTCTAGCACTGCAATATACATTTTCTTCATTTTTCCTCCGTGGGTGGTATTGGGCGTGCCGTATAACCTAGACTGGTGGCCATTCGATGCATCTCTCTTATTCTATGGGCACGAACGGCTAATGGTGCACCGCAATGTTGACAATACCATTTGGATGCGGTTGCTTGTCTATATGTCATCTTGTGTGAACTTTTTTTACTGCATTTATAGAAAGTTCCTGATGGAAAGGAACTGCCCGACGGCCGCCTGCCGCTCGTTCCTGATGGTACATTTAATTTATCCGCTCTTGTCAAGAATTTCTCCAATCCATTCTACTGTAGGTTTATTGAGTTTAATCTTGCGCTGCCAAAATCCTAAGTCAATAGTATCTGCTACTTCACTAAGTAATTCACTTGGTAACTGATCTAACCTATCCTTTGCAGGTTCATATCCTAAGAACACCCAGGGTGATATTTTACCCATCTTAATATCGTTTACTAGTGCATACGGCTGGACTTCAGTCCAATAACGACTCCAGTGATGCCCTGTACGCTCTGACCACCTGTCAGCGTGTATGACAAAGCGTTCGAGCGCCCGCTCTGCTGTTTCCCGCTTGCTTTGCTCCGCAAGATACTCATTGTATACTGTATCTTTACACCACCTGTCAACTGGTTTTTGTTTCTCAATTAACCAACTAAGGTAACGTTCTGGTGCTAGCACACGGGCTTCTAATATATAAAGACCGAAACGAACAAAGGCGCCATAGTATTGGCTCTTCATAAACTCGCGGTAGTCCTTCTTACCGTTACTGCCCATCGCAATGCGATACCAGTCGTTGAATTGTGTTAGTGCCAGCTTGACATGTTGGTCGTCTCGTTGCATCCAACGCTTTTTGTCGCGGCACATGTGAGCAAAGATCGTGCGTTCTTGCTTGAAGCTTTTACCACAGTACTCACATTTAAAACTCATTTCATTAATGCTTTAATCTCTTTGTCGCTCATCCCATGTGCAGTTAACAGCTCACGGATGTCGTCAGGCTCCTGCATTCTAATTAGCATTTCAATCTCGTCATTATTGAAGTGAGGGAACATGTCTTCGTAAAACCCAAACAGCTTAGGATTTTTGCTATCCTCTTTGCGTTTCTTCATAGGTTTGATCCACTGATGAAACTGACTCGTGCCGATTGCAGCGCATTGTAATAGGCGCCACTGTAGCTCAGGATGCTTACGCATATCATTAAAATTGACGTTAACCAAATTGTTAACCATCGTCAGATAATGCTCGTTGATCTCTTTTACATTACTATTGGTCGTGGCAGCATAGCGCATGAGGACATACATACTAAGGCTCTTTTGGTCCTCCTCACTTAGCCCGTCGTACCACTTAAAGTTACGTCGGTCCAGAGCAGCCATCTCTTCTTTAATAGTTGGCATGAAGCTTTCTTTCTTTTTGTCTTTGCATATAGGTTTAAAATTGTCCAGAACGGCTGTGATATATACGACTCTGTTCCGTCCATTGTAAGCAACACGCCTGGAAAGTCAAGCATTTCTTTTATTTTAAAGCGTGGTCGTTTAGGGGCGAACATTTTTTGACCAAGGCTTCATCTTTTCTTCGACTGATCCAGGCAGATGTCCCATCGTATTTTTATATTCAAGCAGCGTCCACCGCCGCTCTTGTTTAAGTAATGTAAAAACTACCACAAGTCACCTATATCCATGACGTCCGGTATCTTGTTTGTCTCTTTGACAAAGAAAGCGCATTCGCTTCCTGGCTTGTCGCTTAGTGGCACTGCTAGCAAGTGTCCCTGCTTGAGCTTTGGAAAGTGCCATTTGACTTCATTGTAAACGTTAACTATTTCAATTTTTGGATAACTAGGCATGTAGCTTGAGATTGGATTGAGTGAAAACGCTGTAAAGCCTCTGTCATTGAGACTTGTGATCGGTATCACTTCAGGTTCACCTACCTCACTATCGCATATAATCAGGCTCCAATCAATCGGCATTTTAAATGTCGATTCACCGATTTGTAGCACGGCTGCTGGAGCGTTAAAGATTTCCAAGAATACAAGTGGCATAAAGAAGTAGTCAGGGTTTTGTTTATCGCTGTAGTCTAAGACACAATAACGTATGTCATCGATCTCTTCAGGCACAAAATCCAATTCATAGGTTTCGTTGTCACTGGTTAAAATTTTCACTTAGGTTTGACCTTTCGGTTGTCGAACCTCTCGAATAAATCCTTTTGGAGTCGCATGTCCTCGCGCCAGTTAGTCTTTGTAATTTTAAAGGCATACTGTGCTTTTTTGTAGAACTTCTTCCTCTCAGTAAGGTGACGCTTGCTGAACTTGGCGCTAGAGGTAAAGTCGTAAATGTTAACGAAATCTTTGTCCTCAGCTTTACGTAAACCTCGTCCGATACTTTGAATGACACGGATAAAGCTCTTGCCTGGTTCAACTAACACCATATTAAATATTCGGGGAACGTTGATTCCTACAGATGCTACTCCGTAAGTGGCGACAATAATCTTATTGTCTTCCTTTGAGATCTCCTTATAGTGACCTCGGCGATCTTCGTTCTTCATCTCACCACTTACAAACACTGTACGGTCTTCTGGCAGTCGTTCCAGCAAACCCTTACCTGCTTTTACACGATCAACTAGAACTAGAGTATTGCCTTCAGAAGCAATAGCCATAATCATTGCTGCCATGTAATCAAGGCGGTCACTGTCTGTTGTGAGATAACTTAACTCGGATTGGTAATTGTCGTAGTGCACCACATCTTGCATCTGAATGACATCAATGTGGCAGTTACTAAGGACACCGGCGTCCTGTAGTGTTTTAGCTGCAAGGTCTCCTACGACTGGACCTAAGCTGACTGTTAAGCCAATAGCAGCATGTTCGTCTGGTGGGATGGTTCCTGTCAGTCCCCAACGAATGGGTACATTGCGGAACGGTCCTGTTAACAGTTTCATGAGTACGTCAGCCTTTGCACCATGTGCTTCGTCGACGATGACTGCCATTACTCCTTTGCTGAAGTCTTCAAGCGACATTTCGCTCTTGCCTTCGCGGAAATTCTTATGGATAATCTCTAGGCTTTGCCAAGTGCATATTGTGTGAGTGCAGTTATACTCTTTGCGATCACCGTAGTAGACGCCTACGTCTAAACCTAGGTTGACATAGTCTTCTTCTGTCTGTGTTACAAGTCCCTTGTTGGGTACGATAACAATTGTGCGAGCACCACCGTCATTGCCTGTCACAAGCTTGTGCATTACTAGCTGCTCATCAGTCATACAACGTTCAACGAGTTGACTGAGTGCTGCGGTCACCAGTGTCTTACCAGCGCCTGTTGCTACCTCTTGTACACTCTTTTGGTTGACCAGGAAGTTGTTGATAATCTCAACTTGATAGTCGCGCAGCATAACAGGCTGCCCGGCAACAGGATGATCTTCTGGCCATACTTTGTGGGCAAAATGATCTGCTGTAATTGTGGTCAAATCTACTTGATAATTGATGCGGCTGTCACTCAAAGTAACATCGTATCCTGATTCAATAAGATCCGGAACGATATCCTCAAGTAGACTACTGAAAGTTTTACCGCCTATTGCGAAGTAGTTCTTCTTACCGTCCCAACGACCCATCTTGAATGCTGGCACATGGTATGCATGTGGTAGCATGTAACTAAATTTGTCGTAAAACTTTCGTCTATCTGCCGTTGACAAGCCGTGAATTTTACAATTCACCTCATCAAGTAACTCAATTTTTGCTTCCATACTGTTTAATATACACTTTTTATTTAATGATGTCAATGTATTATATAATAACATAGATGATTGCGGGCCGAACTAATGCTCGACCCGCTTAACTAACCAGAGACGCAATGATGGAAAGGAGATGTTACTAGTTAGTTATTGTCCTTATAATACTATTTTTCTTTAATGATGTCAAGAAGATATTTAGGATTACAAAATTCATCTACTTTGAAACGTTCACTAAACGCGTCAAAGTATCCATACGATCCATATTCAGTGCAGCTAACAAGAACTGAAGCGCCGCCGTCAATTATTTCTACTGTGTCCACTCCAAATTTAAGTTCCTTGAACACCATTTGCTCTACTGGTGCCAACCTTGAACGAGCCTCAGCTCGTTTCAACTCAACCAATTTATCAGCGATCACATATAGTTCATTTTCAATGCGTTCAAACTCTGCAATGTCTGCTCGGTTCATATTACCTCCCCCGCAAACAAGTTTGCTCTGCGTAGTCTTTCCAACCAGTAGGATCCATCCGAACCAAGTCCGCAATCTTCTTAACCATCCGCAAGCTGAGCTCCCGCAGGTTCTTCTGGTTATCGTGGATGTAAGTCAGGATCTCATCAACTTGAAAGGGCTCAAATTTGTAGTCCGTTAGCATGCCGTCCCGTACAATCTGCTTGCACCGCAAATACTTTTCGTGGTCACCGTGGATGCCCATGTCCAAGTAGTGGCAACGGGACACAATAGCTTGCAGGTGCTCGCCAATCTTACCACGTGCCTTTTCAAAGTCCAGGTTGGTGATAAAGATAACGCTGCCCTCAAACTCAAAGCTATCAGGGATGCCACGATCTTCGAGGATCCGGCTCTCTGTGCGCCATGTCAGCCTACGCTTGTCACCACTGTCAGTTGCAGCCTTTAGCATGTTAATGCCAGCTTCATCATAAAGCACTGTGTCGCTGTCGTCGAGCACCAACAAGCTGCCCTTTTTACGGTACTCCCAAAGCAACTGGTAAAGTCCCAATACGCTTGCGCTTGCAACTTTTTCTATGCCGCGCTTGGCAGCATCATCGTTCAAGTGAGTGTCGCACAACTTGTCCATAACGTCCAGGCTTTCAATCACCTTCTCAACGCCAAAGCTTTTGCCAACGCCCGGAGGACCCGTAACGATCATTGCGCGAACGTGTCCTTCAACGGCAGCAATTGTCATACCGTCCAGGACACCAAACTTCTTGGCATGCCGATCCATAATCTCTTCATCAGTCTCGCCAACTTGCGCTTCAGGCGCAGGTGCATCTTCTCCATGCAGGAAGGTGAGGTCAGTTTCAGCTTCAATCATAATCCGCACTTTGCGTTCCAGACCAAGCGGGGCACCATCAACAGTAACATAAAGACCCTTCTTACCCATCTTAGGTGGGATCTCCATTGTAAACTGCATATTCTTGATAGCTTTGCTACCGTAAGTGCCGTTTTGAACAATAATCTCTGTCATGTCGTCTCCTATTGCTTACTCATACACTCTAGCAAACGGTATTGGTATAGTCAACAGAAAAGGTGCCCCGAAGAGCACCTTTGTTTTCTTTGTTTACAGTAGCTTAGTCGATCTTGACGCGATTGACCATTGTCTCCTGGCAGCCAGTGTAGCTATTTACTTCTTGCTTCTTAACTGTACCCATAAAGGTAATGTTCTGGCCATTGATATTTTCTGCAAGGTCGCGCAGGTTCTCGTTCATAAAGAACTTAACTAGCTTACCATCAGTCGTGTGTACTGTTGTAAGGTGTACACCATGACGAGGAATAAACTTGACATCTATGACGCGTCCTGCGAGTTTAAGTCGGGATTTTATATTACCAACATAACCGTTTTCACGGTTTTTATTATAAAATTCCTCCATCTCGATGCGCTTCTCGCTGACGCGGCGGCTGTTAGGAAGGCTAACCAACATTGCAAGCTCTTTGGTGACGTCAATTTCGTCTTTTGCAAACATCTGGCTCATATGCAAATTAAAGTCATTTATCCGACCATCTGTTCCTTGTTTAACAAGGTCATCAGATAGCTTATCCATAACCAGGATTTCGTCAAAGTGCAGGAAAATCTCTTGGGCTTTGGCGCGGTCTTCATCTGTAGGAATAAATTTAGTCTCAGCTGAACACTCTGCAATAAGGGCGTTACCATCAAGTGACTGGTTCATAACACGTAACACTGCCAATGCTGTTGAACGATTGTCTCCAACATGAATTTCTGTTTCTGGATCATAGAATCCTTGGCCGGATTTCACAAATCCTTGTACACGGTCGACAGCAACAGCAACAGCGAGTGCATCCATAATCGGATATGTCTCACGATTGCCTCTATAATGTCCATACATATTTCTTACCTTCTGTTCTAACTTGCCCCAGTTTAACGGGATATGCTTCTGTTGTCAATCGTTAAATACAACCACATTGTAAAGTCCGCCTGGGGTAAACCCACGCCAGGCAATCATTTCGCCATCTGCTTTTTCTACTTCAGTCAAAAGGAACAACTGTGTTTTGCCTGTGCGCGCCGAACGAATATAAAATGAGCCGGCGGTAAATCCCTCTAAAATGCTTGCTTCAGTTGTAAAGCAGCGGGTTTCCTTGTTATATGCGAACTTTCTTGAACTATAAGTTTTCATTATACTTCCTCAACTTCTGAGCCAGCAGCAAAACGCAGAAGCTCTGCTGCTAGCAGGGCGGCGTCAGTGCGGGTCAATTGCAAGTAGCCTATTCCGAATGGATTCGCAGGTTCAACGCGCTGTTGGCGCTGGGTCACTTGAAGACAAGGTCCTTTGCTGTCACCGCCGGAAAAGCGAGTTTGGTGTATAGTAGGTGTTACATCACGAAGTTCTGTAGACATCTGTATCTCCTTTGCTTACAACTCAATATAGCAAAGTGTCTTGGTGATGTCAACACTTATTTCACTAATCTAGTGAAATATCTTCCATACCTGCTGTTCGCAGTTTGGTTATGTTATTGATTTGGAATTGTTTTGCATCTAGTCCCTTCATGAGGGCTAGATATTTGTTGCGTACTAACGCAAATTCATTGACTAGGTGCTCCATGTCAATGTAGTCCTGGTCACCTTCAGCAAACTTATCTGCGTCACGGCTGCTCAGTGCTTTATTGTAATGCTCAAGATATTTGCGGTACTTTGCGCGATGTATCTTACGCATCTCTATGTTGAGGTGTTCAAGTATAGCCTCAACTTCTTGTAGCTGACCGAAACGATATGCTACGTCTCCTGGAACGCGCTTGCTGTTAGCCTCGAGATTGCCGTTAAGGAAAGTCTCTGAGCGGGCCTCGTCAAGTTGTTTTTCAAAGTAACTTATAGCTGGAACAATGTCGCCCAGGTTATCTTTTACTTTGTTGTACCATCCAGCCATTAGTATAGCCCTTTAAGTAGTTTTTCATTTTGCCCAAAGCTGACGCGGGCACGGTCTACTGCATCATCCCAACATTCAAGTTTAGTCTGTACTGGTGATGTTGAGCGCAAGAAGGCTATAATGTATGCTTTGTCTGGATTA